TTCTCTCATGACTCGTTCCAGCGTTATGAGAGGTCTTTAAGAACATGTCGTACATGGTCTTAAAGTGACTATGTATGACTGTATTCTAACTTACTGTGTTTTTCGCACCCGTTTAACGGGCAACAACACATACGAGCATTCATTGTAGTATTTCGGTACTACTCCTAGTCGCGTTTACCAGATCCGTATAGCTCGGTACATGTACTGGTAGACAAACCCCCCCTTCGAGCTCACAGCTCATGAGCAGCCTAGCGTGGCTGCCACTCATGTTTACTGATCATTCCGTGTGAGTATATTAACGGAAAGAACTATCCCTAATTTAGGGGGTTGTAGGCGAATCACAGCCTTGGTTATCCAGAAACCCGAAGTGATTCAAGGACAAGACGTGTTCCTGCAATGTTTTCGAACCACGCACCTTTAATCATGTCTAATGATTCTGGCTGTAAAGCCCAGGGTACTTTCGCAGATGCAGGTAAACAATCCAGCACTGTATGGGAAGTAACCCCAGACCCGGTTGTAAGTCGGGACGCCATGTCTTCGGACAACCTTCCACTAGAGGAGCGCACTAGTGGGGTATACCACACCAAAGAGGAAAAGAAAACAACCCTACCCCAACACGAGGCTAGTGATGACGATATCGCACAGCTTGCACACAACCTTAAAGAGTTTGCCATTAGCAAGTATGGACGTTCTGTCAGTCACCAGCAAAAGGAGGCGCGGAAAAACCACAACAAACGTGGATATAGGATGCGCCAACAGCGGAGGAAAAAGAAGCCCCAAAGCCGTGAAGACGGACCGGGGCTTCTCCAGGACATTCATTCTATGGTGTCCAATCTTTCTGAGTATGAAACCACTCAGATTGTCCCCTGGATCTCGTTAATCGAGTCATTAGGATTGCTGTTTCATCAGCTCGCCCATGCCACAACATTTATGGATGTTCTGGTCGATATTACACAATGTGTAAAAGCTGTTTGTAAAGGCAAGTCCGTCGTCTCGATGATCTCGGATTTTATGTCCATGTTTGGGCAGGAGGACCGTGTCGCTATTATGCGACCACATTCAAGTGAAGATCCCTTTTACTTAACTCGTTTTTCTGAGAAATTCTCGAAACTCAAGAACAACCGTAATTGGACGAATTTGCAAATTGCGATATCAGGTCTCGCTAGTATGTTGGTGGCCGATTTCAAAGGAATTGAATGGAGTCTCAATGGTTTTAAGGTGGTTGCTATCCACCCTTGGAAGTCTAACGCTTCGTGCGCAGATTTCTTTGAAGCCATAATTAAGACTATTGATTACTTTTGGACAACAGGCTACCGTTGTATCATGGAGAAATCCCTGGATCCTCTTCTTTTTGAGGACCAGTCCATTCAGGAGTTCGAGACTAAATACACCAAAGTGCTTGGTGATAGGACTCTTGCTATGAACGGAAATCTTTCGGATATGACACAATATCGCACTGAAGTTCAGGAATTGATCACCACGTGTGCGCGGATGAAGAATCTGGCATACGATGGATGGATTGGTAAGGACCTTAGTGCCAAATATATCGAGCTTTGTAAGATTGATGAATTTCTTGAAATGCAAGCTCGAAGTTGTAAGCAGCGCATCACGCCTTATGCCGTTTCTTTATACGGACCCACTTCGGTGGGTAAGAGTGTGATGACGATGCTGGTGGCGAAAATTGTCCTAAGTGCTATGGGATTTGAATTTGACCCAGACCGTGTTACGGTTCTGGATCTTAAGCAGAATTTTGAAGATACTGCTAAATCCAATTCTCTATTTGGCATTATGGATGAAATTGCCAACAACAAGAATCTGCCAGGTTCTAAGAATCATACAATAGCCTTGAAGCGATTGATTAATACTGTTGCTACTACTGCCGAGATGTCACATGTTGACCAAAAAGGCCGTATCCATATTAATTGGAAAGGCTGTTGTATCACCACCAATAAAAAGGATTTGGACGCTCCGTCCTTTTCAAATTGTCCTGAATCAATTTTGCGCTTATTCCAGCATGTTACCATGGAGGTAATGCCTGAGTACCGCAAACCCGGGACTATGATGTTGAATGGTGATCATCCCAACCTTATTGGTAGGGATCCTGGCGATTTCCCTGACGATGTCTGGGACCTTACGATCGAGGAGGTGGCCAACTTCCGCGAATCGAATGGAACTATCGGGTGGCGATTTGTCCCATTATGGTCTCCGACTAAAGATGGAAATATGATTAGGTGCACTAATCTGCGCCTGTCCACTTTCTTGGAAGTGCTTTCCATCCAAGCTGCTTTGTGGCGAAGGCGTGAGGAAAAGAATTTGCACCGCACTAAAGAGATGAATAATCTCGAGCTATGTAAGTGTGGCAATTTACCATGCTTTTGTGTTTGCCATAAGATTAAATTTTGTGGGAAATGCGAGCGTGCTCAGTACTGCTGCATTTGCGATTATGAACCGCAATCTGTAACTATGAGAGCGGCTTATGTGTGTGAGCAATCTTTCTACTCATACTTACGCAGCCTAAACCCATTTCCATGGCTCACTGCGCGTCTTGTGACTTCATACGCTACTGCGTATTTGATTGGTGAACTTGATAGAATGGCACAGGAGGTTTACACTCCTGCCATCTTGTCAATTATACCTGATTCTCTGTTACGGACTCGCTTTGTTCAATCCTGGGTAAATTGGCTGTATTGCCGAAAGGTTCATGTTGACGCTCGTGCGTCATTTTGGGCTTTGTATGCTGTACTCTACTCAACCTATTTGTTTGCTTTGTGCTTCAATCACTATGCTCTACCTTTTATTGTAATATGCCATTTGTGGCTAAACTTCAAGTTTAATCAGCATAAGATAGCATTGATGCAACAAATATCCGAGGAGTTGGCACGCCGCCGCAATTCATTATCTGAGGGTTTACGCGCTTTCCGCGACCACCGTTATGCGGTGCCCGCAACTATTGCAGGTTTTGGAGTGTTTATTTTGATGCTCAAAGCCATTTGCAAGAGCCCCCATTTAAAACCAAATGCGGATGCATTGAGCCCTGAAGGAGTTGAGAAAACTAAAGGATGGTTTGATTCTTGGTTCTCATCCCCGAAGCTTGATGTGTCTGTAAGTTCGAATTGCAGAGCAGCATCGCATGATCAATTGGTCACCTCGCTTGGAAAGAATTTGTGGCTTGGCAAATTCTCGTCTAGTGGAGACGTGTGCCAGAGTACCAATGTTATTTGTGTACGAAAGGGTATCATATTGTTTCCACGGCATGTGTTCCATCCGTCAGCCAATTTAAGTAAACCATCGTATCCGTATGTGGTTTTTGAGGGCTTTCGGAACTCTTCACCCGGTGGTATTGTATCACGGGTGATTATAGAACGTAGCACGTGTTACGAATTCAGTACTGATTGCTTAGCGGCATTCATACCGAATTGCCCCGACGTTAAAGATATAACCAAATGGTTCCCGGAATCTTTACCTCGGGGTACGGCCGATGCAAGTTTGCTTGTTCGTATGTCGGAGGCCAATACGTTGGCTTCTGACGATGTCTTTTTAACATTCAGACAAACTGGTCACGCCCACATGAGTTTTTATGGGTGTGATTATAAGACTTGCTTAGCGAGGGTTGGATCATGCATGGGAGTGCTTATTTCCAAAACTAAAGA